CCGGCTATTAACTTCGGTACGGCTCTCGGATTGACAACGGATCTTGAGGGATATGCCATCAGCGGCAATCCGGATGCGGGCGCATACGAGTTTCACTGATGCGGGACCTATGGCGAAAATTGTGATTCGACTCTTGAAGGACTTCCGTATTGAAGGCGCGCGTTTCGCGGCGGGCCTCACGATCGCATTCCCGGAGGAGCTCGCGCAAGGCCTTGTCGATCGCGAGCTCGCAGCGCCGGCGGATTCGCCCAGGCTGGCAGGCCCGTTCACTGATTCGAGGGATTTATGGCCCTGAAAATCGTCACCGCTCCGACCGTCGAACCGGTGACGCTCGCCGAAGCTAAGGCCCATCTGCGCGCCCCCCAAGGGATCTTCGAGGACAGCTTTGCGCTCAAACAGATCATTCCTCCGGGAAATCACGCGCCCGCGGCGGCGTATTCGCTCAAGGGCACCGGCGTAAACGTTTCCGCGTCGTCTTCCAATCTGATCACGCTGCAGTCCGGGACGAACGGCGGCGGCGGCACCGTGGACGTCAAGCTGCAGGAATCCGACACCGACGTCGACGTAAACTACACGGACGTGGCCAGCGGCAGTTTCACGCAGGTCACGGAAGCGAATGACAACGCGACATACTCGAAAGTTTATACCGGGGTCAAAAAGTATCTGCGGGCCGTGGCCACCGTTGCGGGCGCCTGGGCCTCCGACTTGGGCGTCTCGATTCTGATCAACACCCCCACATCCACAGAAGAGGCTCAGATCACCCGACTGATATCGGCCGCGCGCCGCGATGTGGAACGCATCCAAGGCTATCGGCACATCACGCAGACGTGGGACTTCTACATGGATCAGTTCCCCTGCGAAGATCGTTTCGAAATTCCTTTCGCGCCCCTGCAGTCCGTGACCTGGGTGAAGTACAAAGACACGGCGGGCAATCTCTTAACGCTGAGCACGGACGTTTACCTCGTCGATACGATGAGCCTACCTGGACAGATTACGTTGAAGTATTGCCAGGTCTGGCCACCGACGCGTGGCGAGCCACAGTCTGTTCAGGTGCGTTTCGTCGTGGGCTACGGGTTGGCAGCCGACGTCCCCGCCGACGTGAAACAGGCGATCCTCGTCAAGCTCACGGAGCTTTACCAGCGGCGCGGAGCCGATCCCGGCAACTCGTCCACGGACGATGCAATCAAGGACATGCTGATCGATAGGATTCTGCCGGTATGACGACGATCGGGCCGGCTCCAGGCGAGTTGAAATTCCTTTTGACGTTCCAAGAGGTCACGATCCCTTTCGATATCGATGGTCTCGGAACACCGATTGCAAATGTCTGCAGAGCCTATGCGCGCCTCACGCCCCAGCCCCGAATTTTGGAAGCGGTCACGCTCCAAGAGAAAACCGCGCGCCGGGGATTCGAAATCTGGTGCCGATGGGATTCGCGGATCACGTCCTTTCAGCAGATCGCATGCGGAAGCCGTCGCTTTCTCATGACCGCGCCCGTGGATAACGTGGACGAGGCGAACGAGTGGCTTATCATTCAGGCCGAAGAGGTTCTCAACCAAACTTTTTAGAGGGGGCTTTCCATGTCCAGCGCAACGAAGTCTTTTGGTTTACTGCTCAAACGGAACGGAACAGCGATCGCGGAAGTGCAGAAGGTGTCCGGGGTCGGCATCTCCGGATCCACGGTCGAAGTAACGCACCTGCTCTCAACGGGGGGTTTCCAGGAGTTCCTCGCGACCATCCGGCAATTCAAGCAGATCAATTTCTCTGGAAACTTTATCCCGCAGGGCGCGACGCAGAGCTACACAGCGGGCCTGATTCACGATATTTACAACGGCACGCTGCAGGCGTTTAGCATCACTTTCACGGACCCGGGAGTGACCGTCTGGAGTTTCAACGCGTTCGTGATTGATTTCGAAGTCACCGGAATCACTCCGGAGGGAGGCCTCGGCTTTTCTGCCACGTTGCGCCCCTCTGGGCAACCGACGCTCGCATAAGGGGGAGCCATGACAGCAAGCCAGGCAACAAAAGCTTTTGGGAGTCAACTTCTCCGCGCGACGCAGGTCTGCAGCGAGTTCTCGACTGGGGTCGTCGGCAACAATAACGCAATTCTTTGGACGGCGGTCCCCGAAGGGGTCCAGGGCGATTCGATCACCATCGACCTGGACAATCCCGGGGGGAACGGCGTCATCGCGATCGTGGTCACGGGAACGGACATCGTTGTCACTCTGGCACGCGCCGCCGGGGTCATATCATCGACAGCTGCAGCTGTAATCGCGGCGATCAAAGCGGACCCGAACGCCTCGGCGCTCGTCTCCGTGCAAAACGATAGTACGTCCACCGGGGCGGCCGCCGTCGTCGATACGGGCGGTCCTCAAAATCTCGCGGGCGGCAACGATACGGTCACCTATGCGCCCGTGGCCGAAGTGCAGAAGATCGGCGGGCCGAAAATTTCGCTGGCGACGACGGAGACGACGCACCTCACGTCTACGGGCGGCTACCAGGAATTTCTCGCGACCCTCAAACAGATGGCACAGTTTTCAGCCGTGCTCAATTTCATTCCGGCCGATGACACGCAGAACATTATCCTCGGCCTGGTCAAAGATGTGCGGCATGGAATACTGCGCGCGTTCCGTTTCATCTTCACCGATGCGGCGGCGACGACCTGGGATCTGTCCGCCTTTGTCAACGACTTTGAAGTCACCGGAATCACTCCGGAAGGCGCACTGCAGGCAAACATCACGCTGCGGCCGTCCGGTCAACCAACGCTTGCATAAGGGGGCACAGTTGTGGCAATTCGGGATCTGATTTTAGCGGCCGATGATTTACCTTTCGAGGATTTCACGGTCGCAGCGTGGGGCGGAATCAAAGTGCGAGTGCGGGCGCTGATGGCCTGCGAGCGCGATCAATTCGAGATTGAATCGCAGCTGGAAAAAGGCAAGGACGAACGAACCAATGATCGGAACGTCCGCGCCAGGCTCGTCGTGAAGTCGCTGGTAGATCCGGAAACAGGAGAACGCATTTTCACCGATGTGGACGCCCTGGGAGTCGGGAAGAAGAATGGCGCCGTCATAGATACGCTGTTCTGGTCCGCGAGAAAGCTGTCAAAGTTCTCCGACGAGGACCTGGACTCGCTAATAAAAAACTGCGCTCCCAGCCGCGCAGACGCGCTCTCTGGCGCATCTGCGTAGCGCTGGGTTATCCGCACCCGGATTTCTTGCTGCGAACAATTTCGAGCCCGCAACTCTCGGAGCTGCTCGCGTATGACCTGCTCGACCCGATCGGCTCCGAGCGCGACGACCTGCGGGCCGGAATCATTGCGGCGCAGATTGCGAACTCGGGCCGGATGATCGAAGAGACGTCGATCAAGCTGGTGGGGCATAAGCCCGACATTTCAAAGCGCATGGTCCCGCTCGATTTCATGCCTTATCAGAAAGAGCCGGAGACTCCGCAGAGCGCGGAGCAACAAAAGAAGCTCCTCGCACTCGTCAAGGAAGTGAGCCGATAAAATGCCGGTCCAGGGAATCCAGAACTTCGACAAGATCCTCGAACGCTGCGAGAAGATGCAAGAAGCCTGCAGGGAGAAAACCCAACAGGATGCATTGAAGGCGGCGGGCGAAGTTCTTCGCAATGCCCTCATGCAGGGGACGCCGATCGGACCCGGAGGCCGGAAAACGGCATCCGGCAATGCGCGCGCGAACGTGCTCAACGTCAGGGGCCGCATGAAAGAGTACGGTGTTTCGCGCCAGCTGATCGGGTACTCGAAAGCCGCTTTCTACATGCTGTATCGCCAGACCGGATTCCGTCTGGGGGCGCGGCGCAAAGATGGCAAGCCTGTCCGCGCAAAAATGCCTGACGGCCGCTGGGCAACGTTACATCCAGGTCAATCCGTTCCCGCGCGCCCCAACATGTCGAGCATCTTCAAACAGAATATCGGGCCGGCGATGGACGCGGCCAGAGCCGTGATCCGGAAAGCTGCGGGGTTCTGATATGCAGACTGTTTACCTTCTTTCTGATCCGAGAACCGGCGCGCCGAGATATGTAGGGATTACCGGTAATCTCAAGAGGAGAATATACGATCATCTCCATGGGCGTAACGATGGACACTGCAAAAATTGGATCAGGTCACTTCGCGAGCTTGGCTTGGCCCCAAAAGTTGAAACGCTTGATACTGTTGATGACCACGAGCGGCAAGATTACGAGAGGGCATGGATTTTAGGTTTTCGCATCGCTGGAGCGAATTTAACCAACCTCACCATCGGCGGAGATGGAAGTCCAGGCTGCCGCCCTAGTTTAGAAGCCAGAGCAAAAAAGAGTTTAAAAAGCAAGGCCATGTGGTCATCCGGAGAGTTCAGAAAAAAAATGAGTCTGGCACACCAGGGAAACAGCGCGGCTCTTGGATATAAGCATTCTAAGGAGACAAGGGCCAAAAACAGCAAAGCCCAAACTGGACGTAAGCATTCAGCTGAATCGAAGGCGAAGATGAGCACTGCCAAGAGGGGATATAAGTTTTCCGCAGAAGCCAGAGCGAAGATGAGCACTGCCAAGAGGGGCCACAAATATAATGTTGGTCGCGTACTTTCACCGGAAACGAGAGCGAAGATCGGGGCGGCACAAAAAGCCTATCGGTTAGCCAAAAGAACAGGGGAATCCCAATGTCGCCTGTCATAGATCGCGCGTTTTTCCAGTTGGATTCGAACGCTCCGGACGTTGAAAAGGGTTTCGCCGGTCTGATCAAAACGCTGGCGGGCACGAACGAAGCCGTCAAGAAATCCCAGGAGAAGGTAAAGGACCTGGCTAATGAAAACGCGCGCCTGCAGGACTCGATTAAACGCCTCGAGGAGGAGCACGGAAAGCTCTCGGCCTTCATGGCATCCGGAACGCAGGACATCCGGAAATGGGGCGAAGCGAATCAGCGCGTTGTCGAGATCAACAAAGAGCTTACCGACCTGGAGAAAAAGGCGGGCAAGTCGAAAGACGATTTGGGGGCAGCACAGAAACGCCTCTCTGTGGAAACCGACAAATCGGGGACATCCTTCCAGGCCTTCGGGCAGATCGTCTCCAACTTTGTGCAACACCCGCTGGACACTGCACGGACGGCCATTGGCGGCATTCTGGAAACGATGGGGCCGACTGCGGTCGGAATCGGCGCGCTCGGGGCGGCGGCAGCAGTTGCGGGGGCTGCAATCTTCGAAATGGCCAGGGGCGCCGCAGAGAACGCCATCCAGCTCCGGAATCAGGGGATGATCAGCGGATTGAGCGCCCAGCAGATGCAGGCTCTCACGCGCATCGAAAAAGAGGCGGGTCTCGAGGGATCTAATCTGACGCAAGCCCTCGGCATGCTCAACAAGGAACTGGCCGGCGGGATGAAAGGCGGCATGGGCGCCACCGAGATCGTCAAGGTTCTAAACGCTCTCCGTCTGTCATCTGGAGAAACGGCGGCGGATCTGACGAGGGGAATTATTCCGCTCCTCGACGATCTTCAGGCGCATCTTGCAAAGGTCGAAGACAAAACAGAACGCGCGGGCCTTGCAAATGAAGCTTTCGGGCGTCGCTTCCAATTTATGATTCCCCTTCTCGAGGGGAGCAATAAGCCCCTATCCGAACAGATTGAGACCATGGTCAAGGCCGGCCAGACGTGGGACGACGCCGCGCAGGGAAAACTCGTCCGTCTGCATGAAAGCATCAATCTCGTAACGCGCGGTTGGAACGAAATGAAACTCGCCGTCGAAAGCGCGGCGGGGACTCTCGCCAGTGCGGCCATTCGATTCTGGCCTGGGCAAACGAGTGAAGGGGACGCGAAAGTCGTCGAGGAGGGGATTGCCAAAAAGGGAATGGAAGGGAAAGGCATGAACTTTCCCGCGAGCCCGTTCTCCGCGGTCAACATGGACATGAAACAAGGGGCTATGGAGTCCGTCAACCAGCGGATCGCGATCGCGAAAGAAGTCGCGAAAGGGGATCTGGAGTACCTCGACGTCAAGACCAAGATTGCCGACCTTGAAAACAAAATGCGGATGGCGGAGTCGCAGGGCAACGCGGACCTGGTCGAAGAGCTCGCGTGGCAGCTCAACGGGGAAAACCGAAAACTCGAAGCGATGAAGGAAGAGGCAAAGCTCTGGCCGAAACTCCTCGAGGAACGCAAGAAGGTCTACAACCTCGAACGCGACATTCGCTTAACACAGGAAGCGATCGACGTGAAGGGCGCAGCAGCGCTTGTACCCGGCAAGACCACCGTCGCCGAGGGCGAACGCAAGGCGGCCGAAGACGTCAAGCAATGGCTGGCGGAAGCTGCGCGCGCCCAGAGCATGATGGCCAAGGACGCAACCGCGGCGCGCCTGGACGAGCTCCGCGACGAACAGAAGATCGTCGGCACGATCATTCCAATGCACGCTTCGGAGCGTCTCCTGATCGAACAGAAGAAAGTCGCACTCACCTTCGAGATCCAGGCCGAAGAAATCAAAGTCCGGTATGCACAGAAACGCCGCGACCTCGAGGCCGCGATAGCCGCCGAGAAAAATCCGACGATCCGCGAAAACCTCCGCTCCGGCGTGGGCGTCCTTGATGAGCAGATGCAGAAGGAGCTCGACGTAAACGACCGATTGCGCGGCGCCACGATGGCAAAGACGGTCAAGGAAAACGCGCTGCGGGTGATGGACTCGGTCCGATCGGCGGCCGACGGCGTCTGGGATGCGATTACCTCGAGGGGCAAGGGGGCATTCCAAAGCCTCGCCGATTGGGCTGAGGGATTGTTCCTGACTCTCGGCAAGAGGATCTTCGAAAACCTCGCGGTTAGCATCTTCAGCAATAGCCCTCTTGCGGGTCTCTTCGGCGGATCCGGTGGGCTTGGCGCTCTCGGATCGTTCGGGACCCCTGGCTTCGCTCCCGGAGGAGGCGCTGGATCCGGCAGCTTATGGTCCGGGATCAAGAGCGTCTTCGGCGGTGGAGCTGGTGCGGCTTCCTCCGTTGCCAGTCCGTATGTCGGAACCGTTTCAGGCTGGGCCGATTCCGCCGGGAATATCACGCGCACCGCTCCTGCAGCCCCAGGCAAATTGGCGTCCGGTCTGGCATCGGCGGGCATCATGGGCGGGACGATGCTTGTGTCCGATGCCTACCGGCGCGGATCAGTCGTCGAAGGCGCGGCCGGCGGCGCGGCGGCCGGCGCTGGAATGGGTTTCATGATCGGGGCTGCTTTCGGACCTGGCGGGATGGCGATCGGCGCGATCGTCGGAGCTCTGGCCGGCACGGTAGCAGGGGCCATGGCTGGAGTATTCGGAGGCGGCGAAGCTGCGCGCGAACGCGAACGCGGCCGACGCGCGGGCATCCAGGCCGGATATACACACGACGCCTTGACGGGCGAGTCCGTCACGATGGGCTTTGGCGCCTCCGGGAACATCGATGCGGAAACGGATCTGCGCGGGCGGGTGATCGGTCGCGGAGCTCCTGCCCCGATCGTGGGAACGGTCGTCCTGAATCTGATCGACGGATCGCAGGCTGACCAGGCGGCGGATCGCTTTCTGCAGACTTTGGCTCGAAAGGCGATTAGCGGGTCGTCTCAATTAGGTGACAACCTCGCTTTTCTTGCAGGACAGTAGAAAATAATGCCGACCAGCTTTCCAAACTTGAATTATCCCCTCGGTTTCCGGCGGATCCTCCGCGCGGACGTCCGCTGCCGTCTCCGGGCCGACTTGACGATGGAGCGCGTTTTTCTGACCGGCCATATCCGCCATATCTTTGAGTTGCCGCTAGTTGGGCTGTCCGCGGCCGATCGGACGACCCTGGAGGCGTTTTTTGCCACGTGCCGGGGCCGGATCCAGGACGATATTGCTTTCGTGGATCTGTGGGACAATCTGACTTACACATGCAGGCTCGACCTGGATGAGCTCGCCCTGCAGGAAACGGCGCGCCTCTGGTCTTCCAATCTCCGCCTGATCGAAGTGTCCGGGTTCAAGATATTGAAAACCCCGGTGGCCACCTTCCCGGCGTCGATCCCGTTCCAGGGGTACCGGATGGGCCGGAAGTACTCGACCGTCATTCAGAACGCGCAAGACGACGCGGAGATCCGCTATGAGGATTACAGCTCGTCAATTCAAAAGTTCGGGGTTGGGGGCGACGTCCTGGACGATACACAGGCAACCGACTTGCTCGACTGCTGGGAGGGGGTCGGGGGTCCATACAAGGCAATAAATTTCACCGATCCACAGACTTTAACCTACTATCCGACAGTCCATTTTGTGGAGACGGACCTGGTGCACACGCTTGTCACGTTGAACGCAGCCGGCGGTTTTATCAGCTCAATCCGTGCGACCCTTGAGGAGCTAAAATAATATGTCCCTCATCGGCGACGTCAAGGGTCTTGCTCAAGCATACACGCCTGTTTTCCTATTCGACGTCCTGACCAAAGACGGCGTGACGCATTACTGGTCCTCGCGCGCGATCACCTGGAGCGGACATCCCTACGAGCCCATTGTCGCCGATCACTCTGCTTTCAAGATCGACCTGGGGATCTATGGGATCGAAGCCGTTCCCGAGATCTCTCTCACGCTCAACAATGCGGACACAGCGCTGAATGCGATCATCGATCCGGCCAACTGGTTTCGGGCGCAGATCACGGCGCGGTTTCTTTTCCTCAATCCATTGACCGGGGCGACGACGACGGACAGCAAAACCATGGGCGTCTATATGGCGGACATGCCGTCGACGACCTGGCCCCAGGTCCAATTCTCCGCGCAGAACGCCTTGAACTTCGCGCGCAAGACCATGCCGCTCTCGCAGATCACGCGGCGCGATCGCTACCCGTTCCCCAATGACGCGACGGAGCGCGCAGCCGCTTTCAGTGATCCGACGTCGCCCTTCTATGCCCTGGGCTATTCGCCCGACGATGGCCATGGGAATTACAAGAACGCCCCAATAGGGGCGCCGATCGAATCCGATTATTACCACGCGGCCGACTACAACGGCACGCGCGACGTGGACGGAGACGATGGCACAGTCTGTCTCGACACGATCGGGCTCGGGATTCGCTTCGGCGGATTTGGGAAGGTGCCCCCGCCATATACGACGACGCTCTGGCTGGCCAAGGGCAAGCCGCGTGCGACGATTCAAGGGTCGATCAATGACTCGAAATATGGAGATCCGGTGCCACTGACCTATGGCATCAACCGGATCGTCCCGCCGATTCTGGACACGGGAGGGCCGCCGCAGTGGGACGGCGCGCGCCTCACACATTTGCTCCTTGGTGATGGAATCAACTTTGCGAGCAATGAGTCGGACATGGGAATAAAGGGCTTCGATTCGACTCCGGACGGCACGGCGCTCTATGGGATGCGCGTGCTTCTGCCCGATCAAGAGGGGAAAAAGTATTACGAGATTCCGCAGGCGAGCAACGACACGAGCGCCTCCGGATCCTGGGCTTATTATCTGGGCGCATTCGGAAATCAAGTCCTGCCCGGAACTGGAAAATATCGAAACCAGGACGCCGGCGACTTCGTCGCTCCGGATTTCTCCGACCGCGATCCCTATTCCGGCCTCGCGTTTCTGGCGATCGGCTACCCCAAAGAGCTCGCACAGCAGGACCAGCAGAACGGCCCCAAGACGGAGGTTATTTTCAAGGGGCAGAAAGTCGAAACCTGGGACGTCTCCGCAAGCGTGACCTGGAAATGGTCCGATAACCCCGTTTGGATATACATCGATCTGATCAAACGCCTGGGCTATCCGCGCGCGCTTATCGATGAGGATGTCGCCTTTGCGGCAGCGGACTACTGCAACACGGCCGTTGACAGTCTCAAGCCGCGTTTCCGGTGCAACCTGGCGCTCATGCAGAAAACAAGCGTTTCCGATCTTCTGCGTGGAGTCCGGAACAATTGCCGGATGTATAGCGCCTATGGGAGCGATGGCAAGCTGCAGATCAAGATCCGCAAGACTTATGCCGCCGAGGTCGCAGCCTTCGCCCTGGACGACACGAACATCGTACGCGATGGTCTCGGCGTACCGATGGTCAAAAAGTTCTACAAGCTGGCCACGGAAAACGCGAACGTCTTCAACGTCAGTTTTCAGGACGAAGACCGCGACTATGTGACGGACAGCCTTAAAAAGCTGGACATTGACAATGTCAACGATAGCGGCGGCGAGACGCCCGGCGATTCGATGACGGTCGTAGCCGGCCTGCCTTCCTACGATCAGGCAAACAGAATTCTAAATTGGTTGTGGACGGAGTCGGTTTCCTGCAACGAATATTACCAAGTCCGGGTGAGCATGGCGCTGATCGAAAACATGGTCGGCCAGGTCGGAACGATCACGGAGATCCGCCACAGCCTCGTCGCGCAGCAATGCAGAATCATTTCCATGGCGCCGGGCCCGGAGGGAACGATTGACCTGGTTCTGCAAAAACACTCCGATGCCGCTTACAGCGACGCAAACGTGACGGCGCCGCTTGTGCGCGCCTCCGCAGATTCCAGCTTCTCGCCGCGCTCTGCCGGTGGAGTGTCCGGAGCGACGGGCGATCCAACCATTAGCGAGATGTTTGCCTTTGACGAGCAAGGTGGTTTCTACCGCCCACGCATTCAGGTCGATTTCTCCGTTCCACCAACGGATTACGAAGGCTCATTTCCCAGCCAAACAAAGATCACGCAGGTGAGCGTTGCGACGACGGGCGGCAGCCTGGCGGGAAGTCAGAAGCTATTCGTTGAAATCGCGCCAGTCCTTTCCGGAAAGGAAGGCCTCGCGAGTAACTACATCCTCGCAAACATTCCCGCAGGAACCGCCACGAACAAGATCGCCATCAGCGCAATACTCCCCCTCGAGGCGGACCATTATGTCGTCCGCGTCGGATCCTATCCGGGCCGACTGTTCAAGCTGACATCCACCGTAGCCCCCGGGACTCCGGCCTTTTCGTTTAATATCACGACCCTGGCCGGCCTGGACTCGTCGTCGCTCTCCGCGGATCCGAAGTTCGATCACGTGCGGATTTTCTACCGCTATAACACCGATGAGCTCCACGACGCCGGAGCGACGAGCGGGCCGGGTGTGACTTCATTCGCCTTTGAGCCGATGGGGCCATGGTGGACCGATACCGACATCACCGTGATCGTGTGTTCGAGCGATGCGGCCGAGAACGATTTCTATCCTCTGGATGTTGCTCCGAGTGCAACGCTGACCCTCACCCGGGATAGCGGCAATCCATCCGGGGCAAGTGGTTTGGCAATCAAGACCACCACCGAGGACGGAACTATCCCCCAAAACACGATGGTCTTTGAGTGGAGCCGCGACACGGCCAATTTTGAGGATATCTATGCGGCGGAGGTGGTCATGTACTCCGGTGCCACCGGACAGGGCCCCTACTCGGCGCAGCGAACGGCGTTTGCTTCCCATGTCCACGAAAGCGGCACCGGACTTGCCGTGGTAGCAGGCCGGCTCACCTTGACCATTCCTTCCGGCGGGACAGACCGATCGGGCAAAGTATTTCTGATCAACACTGACGGTGCCGACGCCGGACTCGATGGAAATGTGATCGAATCGCACAACACAGGGACAGGCCTAATCACTCTGACCTCGCCCTTCTTCAAGACCGGCACATTTCACTGGGTGATTGTCGATCGATGGTGGGATGTGGGAACGTCGGAGAGCGTCAATCTCTACGAACACACTTTCTGGATTCCAAAGGATATGCTTCTTTCGGGCGTGGCGGCCGTGTGGCGGACCAAGCCGGTTCAGCTTCTGGTTGGGACCTATTACGCCAATCTCTACACGCGAAATCGCTTTGGAGTGAGTGTTTAGTTATGGCCCGACTCGTCAGTGCACAGAAAACTTTGGGCTTGATCGCCGGTTCTCCCGCTACAGGTTCGGTTACTCCTGAAATGCTGGCGGCCACGGCGCGCGCTCAGATGAGCGTGTTCGATGAAACATTTGAAAGCGGTATTGCCTCTGAGTCAAATTATAGCTGGACCATCTATGGCGGAGTTCCCAAGGGGAACTTAACCTATCCACTAAACGGAATCAAGGGCGGGACCGTACTCAACATTGCCAAGGTCAGCTGGCAGACCTATAGTGGCTATCTGCCGTACGATCCAACCCAAACCTTATATAGGATGACCGTTCGTATTCGCAGAACGGCGACATCGGACGCGGCGAACCAGTACTTTTATTGCGGTGTGCTTACTGCCGCCGCGGATAAATCATTGAATATCGGTGGCGGAACAAATACCTGGGTCGTCGCCAATGGAGTGAATGCGAGTGCCTGGACTATAAATGTATGGCAGACATTGCAGGGATGGTTCAAGAGCACCGGGGCCGCAGCCGGATCCGGTACGGCAACCGATCCATACAAGTTACCCGCGAACACTGCCTACATGCTTCCGAGCTTTGTCGTTAATTATAGTTCTGGTGGTGTCGGCAACGTCATCGAGATCGATGAGATCACCATTGAGGGATTCGATCCGGACGGGCAAAATCGCCTGTACCTCTCCCTGGCCTCCAACGGCGAGATCAACGCCAATAAGGTCATCGAGACCTCTATCACAAACAA